CACGGTGAAGTGTCATTGGCAAACTCTGCCTTGATTGAAATATGAAGGTGCTTGTTGTGCTGGTTTGAACCTGTGTATTTGCGGTTGCCTTCTTTAGCTCTTGCCTTTGACCAAATCTTGCCGCTAAAAATTAAGTAATCAACGCGCTTATCATCCTTCAATTGCTCAAATATGTTGGCACAATCAATGCCGTTCTTAGGGTCGTGGGTCAAGTCCACGGCTAGGCCAGTATTGTGATCTGACTTAGGATTTTGAACTTGGTGGGCAGCAGATGGCAATAGGCCATCAGATAGTTTTTTTCGCAATGGCCTCAAGGCCGTGGCCTGGCGTAGCACCGCCGTTGCCGCTGGCGTTGCCTTCACTTCTTTGCCAATAGGTCAAGCACAATGTCCATTTGCACTTCAAGGCGATTGACTGCATCTTTCAAACTGCTGCCACCGTTGGGCTTGAGTTCGTTGAGGTAATGCTTAACGAGCCAACGCACTGAGCCTGCAAAGGCACTGATGATTGCGATGATTGAGACAATTAAGCCTGCCCAGTTTGCTGGTGTCATTTGCGCGGTTCTCCCGTTATGAGTTAGTTGATGCCTCAAGTGTTGCTTTGAGGATTGCAATTTCTTGTGCCTGGTTTCCGATGGTTTCACGCATCGCCTTTAGCACTGCCTGAATGTCAATCTCTTGTTCCATTTATTCCCCCTTGAGTTGGTCTATTTCAGCTTTAAGTTCCTTAATAAGTTGCAATAAAAAGATTGGCAGTTTTTCATAGGCGAAGTAGTCAGGAACGCCTGTTGAGTCGTATTGAATCAACTCATCTAGTCCTAGTTCTTGTGCTTCTTCTGCAATAAAGCCATATTGGACATCTTGTGCTGCATCAATTTCAGGCTTATATTTGAAAGTTTTGACATCAAGATTCAATAAGGCTGCAGAGTCAATTGTGTAAGAAGCAATTTCATGCTTCTTGCGGCGAGTGGATGCTGTTGTTCCAAAGTTGCCACTGGAATCAATAATCATTGTGCGAGTAGATGCACTACGAGCTGCGCCGTAGGTGTAAAGTGATCGCAAAGTTCCGCTTGATGAAAGGTATTGAAATGTATTAGTGGAACCCATAGTCACAGAACCAGTCATAGTTGTAGTTCCAGTGACATCTAATGTCGAACCAAAACTACAAGGGGCTGTCGAATAAAGCCCACCTGTTGAAGAGACAACTCCACCTGTATAAAAGTCACCATTGTTGTAGAGAGTCATAGTGCTGCCGTTAGTGATTGTTGTTGCGCTAAGGGTAAAGCCCGCAATGGTTCCACTTGTTGCAGTTAGCACGCCAGCCGATGTGACTGAAAAAGTTGAACCAACTGTCAAAGAACCGCCAGTAATTGTTGCATTTGTTGATGTGATTGTGCCAGTAAATACTCCATCAACGGCAGTTAGCACACCCAAGCTAGTTACTGAAAACTTTGCACCAATTGTTAGTGTTCCACCAGTAATAGTCACATTGTTTGATGTCAGCGTGCCAGTAATTGTGGCACCTGTTGCGCTTAAAACTCCGCCCGCAGTAACTGCAAATGTTGAACCAATAGTCAGAGTTCCGCCAGTAACAGTAATGTTGTTGGTCGTAATTGTTCCTGTGATTGTTGCACCAGTAGCAGTTAAAAGACCGCTTGCATCAATGATGGCATTGCCACCAATGTTAAGCGTTCCACCAGTAATTGTTGAGCCTGTAACGCTGCCTGAAAACACCGCTGCGCCCGTTGATGCACTTACTGAAAAAGTCGCAGTTCCGCCTGCATTAAATCCAGCAAGGCCAGTTGAGTTGAGAACTACACGGGCGCCTGAAGTGGATGATGCACCTGAGAAAACAGTAATGCCAGTGCCATTGATTGCAGTCATTTGGTTGCTGGCGTTAACAATCGTGTTAGCACTTGGCTGAAGCGATGCAACTGCAGCGGCTTGGGCAGTAGCAGCGTTTGCAAGAGCAGTGTTGGCGGTGCCTTGCGCAGCAACACCTACGGCGTTAGCAGTAGCAGCATTTGCAAGAGCAGTATTGGCAGTATTTTGCGCTGCTACACCTACTGCATTTGCGGTTGCAGCGTTGGCAAGAGCGGTATTGGCTGCAGATTGAGCCGTTGCGATTGAGCCATCTTGAACTGAAACCCACACACCTGAACGGAAAATGTAAGGCTTATTGCCATCGTCTGTGTCATACCAAAGATCATCTTCATTGATTCCAGCGCCAACAGGTGCAGTAGTTTGATAATAGATTTGAGCCTTGCCATCAACAAGAGTTTCAACTGCTGCCAATTGTTCTGTGTTAGCAGGCAAAACTGGTATAACATCGTTAATAGTAAAATCGCCTGTGAGAGTTACAGTAATCGGCGTATTAGTAATCTGCGGGCATAATGGCATCTGCTACCCCCTAAATCGTAATTGAATATGGGTTGATTGCGCTTGTGGTGTAGCTCATCATCCAATTGTTTTGCACAATTGCAAACGCCATACCTTCGACAACTAGGTTGTATTGCACACCTGAGCGCACAACGCTTATCTGATCGCCAAGTTCAGTTGCTAGAAAGTCAGGATACAAAGCACCATAATCTGCAAGTGCAAGGGCGTTAAAGTCAATGCGCTCGACATAGGTAAGTGGGTCAGCCAATTTGCGTGACTCATAAAGAGCTAGATTCTGCGCGTTGCTATCTGTAGCAACAGGTGCATCAAAAATACTTTTAGCAATACCGTATGCGTTCTTGCTTATGTTATAGGTTGATGTGTATTGCTTGTTGGCATTGCCGCGATCAACTACTGCCTGATTGACTACATAGTAAGTGCCAGGGTTTGTGAATAACTCCATATAGCCCACGGTGTTGCTCGCACCTGTATCAGTAAAGAGCAACTGCGTTGGGCGTGAGAATTTGTTAGCAAGAGGCACAAGGGTTGCAACATTATCGCGTGAGATATAGAAACGCCCCGCAATACTATCAACCGCCTGGTAAATCATTGCCATACAAGAGCGATTCTGCACCGTGGCAAGCATCCCAACTGAACCTGTCAGTGAGCGTGAAGCCCCACTTGGCCAGCCCACAATGTCTAACATACGGCCAACGCGAGTGGCTGCGGTTTCGGCGTTCGCGGCAGCGGCAAGTGCTGGTGCCTGGGCATCGGCGATATAGGCAATGCCGTCAACAAAAGTCATTGTTACCGCTGGTGCCTCGCCCTGATCTACTCTTGTTGTTTCTAAGAAGCCGTAGTAAAGGTTGTATGCGGTACCGCCGATTGTAGCCACAATGCGCATCTGTAAGCCATCACGCAAAATGCTTACACCGCCCACAACATAAGTGCCGCTGGTGGCATCGGGATTGTAGATACCGCTGAAATTATTAAGGACGATGACAGATGTGCCGCTTTGGTCGCGCTCACTTTGTCGAGTGCGACCACGGCGGATATTTATGCTGATCACATCAGTGGTTGCAACTGTGACAAATGAGCCACTCATTAAAAATTGAATTGTTACTGCAGGCGAAGTAACTCCATCAAATGCGGTCATGCTTTATCAAACGCTCCAACACTTCCAAAGCTACGGCGTGTTGTTCTTTCAATGCCGTTGACAATGCTAGTCACTAAATCTTCTTGCGTTGAAACAGAGCCTGCAACATAGACATTAACATTTCTGCCACTATTTGCTGCATATAACTTTGTGCCTTGTCCAATAGCAAGTGATGTTGAACCTGAAAGCATCTTTTGGCGCTCTAAGTTTTTCTTCGCTGCCGCTTCATTGATTAGTTTATCTTTTTGCGCTTTTGTTGCATCTTTCAAACCTGTTGTAAATTTATCAAGGGCGCTAGTAACAGGTGTAACGCTAAAGTCGCGATTGTTCGTATTACCACGGGGGCTGACACCACTACGGCTCTGCAAGGCATTTTTCTTTGCAGCATTAGCCTTTCCATTAGGCCCAACCATTTGATTGAGGGTGTAAACACCAATGCCTGCCGTTGCAAGTGCTGCAGCGCCTAAAGCAATGCTTGCACCGCCTGTTGCAAAGGCAGTTGCTACTGCGGCTCCAAGTGCGGTTGTTCGCAATAGTGCGAATACACCAATAAGACTTTGAATTGCAGTTACAAAGGCTGCAATGCGACCAACGACAAACATTCCAGCAATAAGGGCTGCCATACCTTTTACAACACCAAAATTATTTGCACACCAGTCAGAAAATGCAACTGCAGCGGTGAGTAATTTGAAGGCCATCTCTGCAGCAGCAGCGAATCCTGCGGCTAACTTGTCTTTGTTTAATGCAACAAAGGCTTCAACCTTTGGCAGTATCTGTGTTGTAAGCATCGTGGCAAACTTCTCAAGAACAGGCAAAAGGGCATAGCCCAAAGTTTCCATCGCTTCGCCAAATGCAATCTTGAGGCCATTCATCTTGCCTTCAAGGGTGCCAGCGCGAGTGGCAGCAGCACCGCCTACAATCTTTGAAACTTGATCTGTAATCTTGCCAAAGTCTTTAGTGGCCAATGTTGCTGCGCTAACACCAGGCACAAGGTTGCCCAAAGCCTTAGTTTGACCCTTACTTGCTTTGATAATTGCATCGGATGCAGTTGCTAAATCAACAGTTGCAAATGCACTTACATCAAGTGCAATCTGCAATGCCTCTGATGCAGCCGCAGTTGAGCCAAACGCGGCAGTCAGTCTGCCAAACGCGGGCCTCAACTCGTCATCCACAACAGAAAATTGCTTCTGAAGCGCCGTAATGTTTTTTTCAACACTTACAATCTGCGCATCTGATGCACCAACAGTATTGCGTAAAGAGTTAGCAAGAAGTGCCTGTGACTTCTGATCGGCGATTGCAGCCTGAACTGCATCCTTGCCAATCTTGGCTGCAAAGGCAGCACTTGCAAGTGCAGCAACACCAAAGGCTTTGGCTGATTTCTTTGCAAACTTATCAATGTTTACACCAAGTTTTTTAATGTCTTTTTGAGCAGCCTTTGAACCCTTGTCGGAATACTGGGTGAGTATGCGGGCTACAACTGCGCCAACTGCCATTTATTTAGCTCGCTCTCTGCCTAAATGCTTTTGCAATTCTGCCTTCGCCTCATCTAAGGCTCGCGCCACATTTGCCTGTATCTTTTCTTTGTCCTTATCAACTACCCGCCACACGACACGCGAGGCTTTTCCAAATCTGTTGCCAAGAGTACGCAGGAATTGTTGACCTGACCCGCCGCCAAATCCCGCCTTCGTCTTACGACCAGCAATTTCAAAGATTGCACCTGCCGCAGACTTGTTTAGAAGAGCGCCTGCACTGGTGGTGTAATCACCGCGAACTTTGCCTTCTGCCTTTGTCTTTGTAATCTTTGACTGTATGGCTGAGGCATCCCACCCAGGCCAACCTGCGCCACCGCGAGTTGTCTTGCGGGGCTTGGCGGCATCGGCCTTGCTCCAGCCACTCATCGGTGTGTTGTTATCGTTGTATCCCGAAACTCCTGAGATCAATGCCTTGGCATCTCGCTCTGCCCCCGCCAGTTCGGTGTTGATTACTTTTTGAAATCGCTTGAGTGCATCCTTGTCAAACTCTTTGAGGGATGCGATTGTTTCTTTGATACCCGTCAGGATGATTACATCGTTAGCCATGAGATTTAGCTCGTTCCTTCATATAAATCGTGATTGCTTCAAGGATACCTTCAGGTGCATCAAGCAAGTCACTGATAGGTATTCCCGTCTCAACCGCAACGGCTGCAATCGTGTAGGTTAGACTGTTGCGGTGGATTCGAAAGAAGTATCTGAATCCAGTTCTGCACTGACGATTGTATCAAGAAACTCAGGTCCAAAAACTTTGACTACGACTCCGTGAGTCTGCATCGCTTTCCAACCCAGCCAATAGATATGTTCAATTTTTTGTTGCTCGCCCAACAATTTTGGCATGCCTGCACCAAAGTTCTGCTCAAATGCCACGATGATGCGAGGTGTTAACTTGTAACTGACCTCGCTACCATCGGTCATCTTTACCTTTACTGCTAATCCATCCATTTTTCCCCCCTAATTTATGTGATTGATTTTGTTATATTACCTGAGATTGGCCAAGTCACGCTTGCCGTAACGAGGCTTCCCAAACTTGCCGATACCGATTGCCATTCAGCAATCAGCGCATTGAATGTGTATTTCGGATTATTTGCGCTAGTTGCGGCATTGACGGGCCTGATCTCGATTGCCACCGAGGTACCTACGGTTGTCGTTGCAAAGGATGTGCCATTGATTATCTCTTCCAAGGCGTTGTCAGCGTAATCCTGATTCAAATCAAATGTTACAGAATTGTCAAATACCCCACCCTGACGAGTCCTTGATAAAGCTCCGATTCTCGTGGTGTCAATAATGTCAACACTACTTCGCAACTCTATTGAGGTCACATATTGCGATATGTCGTAGCCTGCGTACACGACATAGGCATTTGTTAGGACAAGGCCTGGCATTTATGCGTTTGCTTTTGTAATTGCACCTGTAATTGGCCAAGTTGCAGAAATAGTTGAGAGTGAACCAACTTCTCCTGACAAAACCTGCCACTCGGCGCAAACGGCCGAAAATGTATAGCTCGGATTTGTAGAGCTAGTTGCTGCAGATGTTGGCTTGACGATACAAGTTATCACTGTTCCGACAAGGGATGAAGCAAGGGCATTGATTGTAATTTCAGGCCCACCTGCTGCAAAGTCCTGATTGAACTCAAAGGTTACTGAATTATCTTGCAATCCAGCCAACCGTGTCCGCGCTCCTGCAGAGGACATTCCTGTTGTGTCAACAACATCCTCGCTGGTAGAAATAGCAACGCTTGTGATGAATTGGCTAAGATCAACGGCATTGATTGACACTGATGCATCTGTTAATACGATACGGGCCATTATTTTGTTTCCTCTACTGTTTTAGTTGTTGTGGTTTTCTTGAGGTGTTCGCTTGCAACCAGTGCATCTATGTTGAGTCCTAATTCAAGCAACTCTTTCTCGGTGATTTCTTCACCTTTTTTCTTAGGGTTAAAATTATCCGATGTGACTGTGTAGCTCATTTTTTCTCCTATCCGTAAACGGTTATTCGGTAGCGGTACGAAAGAAACTCAATATCGCCTGATGAGTAATTACCCGCTTCGGCAGATGTGACTCGCAGAGTGCTGCAAGCCCCACCAAGAGTTAGATCAGATTCGATTGCTGCCTTGATTGAGTAATCGCCACTTCCTGCGAGGTACTTATCAAGTTCGTTCTGACCCGCACGCTCTGTAAAGCGCTGAACCAAAACAACAACATCTAGGTTTGCCTGGTCAAGTCCACGGGCATTATTAAGATCAAAGGTAAAGTCCAACTGGCCTACAATGGCCGCTGGTGCTACTGGCACGGTTGGGATTAGCTCATAAGTGCGCATACCCGCAATCGCCTCAAGGTTGGCTTTTAGGCCACTGCGAACCTGACTCGGTAGCATTACTTCGCCAAGCCATTGTTTTTGCGTAAGGGGCGCAGTAGTGCCTCAACATCTGCATCTAATTTCGCAGCCAAGCGCACGGTTCCAAGGTCTGTGTTGCCAGCGATACCAAAGGGTGACTGGTTGCGCAGGAACAGGCGCGAGGATTGAATCTTAGCGGCGGTGGCAACCTCAAAAGGCACGGATGAGAAACCGAATACGCCTGTGACTCTTACTGATTGTGGAATGTTAAAGGGGAATACATAAGAACCTACTGCAAGAAGGCGCGACATCGGCAGGCCACGGGCAGGATTATTGACAGGTTCAAACATCGCATCGGATGCGGCAAAGATTGTTGTGTAAGTTTGACTGAAGTTCTCATCAGTAGCAATCTGATTGATGCTTACAAAGTCATCTATTGGCAGAATATAGTAGTCAGTCGGTGTGTAGTAACGAATGACAGGCACGGCGGTGGTGCCATCCTTATAGAAAAAGCGACCACAGTAGTCATCTATTTGACGGCAGGCCGTAGCAATCGCCATCTCAAGGGCTTGATTGTCAATAGAATCCTCAAGATTGAGCGCGCTCTTGACTTCGTTCAGGGTTACATACCCGTTAGTTATCGCCACGCTTGATTCTCGTTTCTACTTTGGGAAGCATTGCGCGTTCTAGTTGCGGAACGGCAGTAGCGGTTTCCTTTGATTTTACCTTAATTCTAAGAAGTTTTTTTATGCGTTTCATTTTGCCCCCAAGTAAGAAGTAAGAGGCGGGTTAGTCGGGGGAGAAAAACCCGCCTCTTACAATGTGTTAACTTTCTTTCAGAAAGTCGGTGCCACTAACTAAAAGCTAGGTGCTACCAATCCAGTGCCTGAAATGATTGAGGCAGCTAGTGGGTATCTTTGGGCAGAGAAGGCACCAAATCCGTAAACAACGGACTTGATTGTGAGAGTTGAGGCACCAGTTGCATCAAATGACAATGCGAATGGTGAACCTGGCTGCTCCCAAAGGTGCATCTCAGGTGCTGCTACGCAGTAGATTTCATCCTGATTTGTTCCTGCGCCGTATGCTGTACCGACATTTGCATCAGTAATGATAGGCAAGCCCATCAATGAATAACCTGAGTTGCCATAGGTTGAAACTCCTGCACCTGTTGCAACTGCATTTACTGGGCCTGCTGCACTTGGAACTACGAGTGGGCGATCTGAACCGTCAACTCCAGCGAGCAAGAAGGCCAAGCGGCGTGGGTGCATAATCCAGTGCGTTGGTGTCTCAAAGACATTTGACTGAATCTTTTGGATTGCATCAGCCAACTTTGGATAGAGAAGTTTGACTGTTGGTGAAGCGGTGGTAAAGGTGATTGCGTTTCCACCTGCGTTGCGGATTCCTGTGAACTGACCGCTTGAACCTGAACCATTGAGAACTTGAGCATCAACAGTTGAGTGGTATGAGCGAATGAGATCGGCAACAACGAATGTGTCAATGCCTGTTCCTCTTTCGATCGCCTGTCGGGATAAATCTTGCTGGCCCGCTATGGTTCGAACTGGGATGCTCAAAAGTGTATCATCGGCATCAGTTTCTGATACTGCAGAGTTCTCAGTTGCTTGGACCGCAGTTGATGTGCCTGTTGTCATGCGGGAAATCTCAAGAGACATTCCTGATGGCGGTAGTGTGTGCTTTGCGGTTGCGAAGTCAGCCGTTGGTCGGCCTGCCCGTGAAAACGGAGCTGCTAGTTCGACTAAATACTGCGGAACAACAAGTCCAGCGAAGTTTGATGTATCAACATCGCGGCGCTCAATTGCTTCTTCGCGTGTGTGGCGTGCTAGGCGCTCTTGCGCTGAGTAGTCACCACGAACCTGAGCATTGAATACATCCTTGACGAATGAGACTCCAGCTTCAGGGTTATATGTGCGAACTTCGCGTGTGATGGTTGCGCCACCAACGCGAGGTGTAATTACTGCTGCAACAGATGCGCGCATTTCTGCACTCTTTTCATCTGCGACTGCCTGTATTGTGAACTTTTCAATCTTTGCATCTAGTGCGCGTGCCTCGATTACGAGAGCATCAACCTTTGTGGTTTCCTCTGTAGTTAGATCGGTGCGTGATTCTGCGGCTACTGCCTCAAGAATTGCATCCATTTCTGTCTTAACTACATCACGGCGCTCAAGAGCAACATCAATGTATGACTTTGACATTTTTCTCCTATGAGTGTGGATTGTGTGTGAGGTGGTGGCAATGCTCTCCACGGCCCGAAGGTGTGGGATTGCTCCGACTTCGCTCTGCTACTTTTGCAGCAGAAATCTATTTCGTGTTGCTGATAATTGCGTGGGCGAGGCGAAGTGAAATCTTGCGACCTGCCTCTGCGCTTGGCTCAGGCAATGTGCCGATGGATGTGAGCGTTGATGCCTTGTGTCCGACAAGGGTATCTGTGGCAACATAGCCATCACGCAGTTCGCGGTATAGGCGAATCAATACGGCTGGGTCACCTTCCTCGGCGTTGATTGAGAAATCTGTTTCAGGAACCTGCAATGTGCCTTCGCGCAGAACGCGCACAATTCGGCCACGAGCGGTTCCACCTGATGAATCCCATGAAACATAATCTCCAACAACATCAACTGCACGCTGCATTTCTTCATCCTCATCATCCTTGTATGTTGAATCTTCCATGCTCAGGAACTCGGTCATCATTTGCAATGACCTCATAATGTATTCGTGACCTTCTGAAAGGTCTGAAAAGATTGCCTTGAGTGCATCCATTGCTTCAGGGCTTATATCGCGCCCTTCTTTCATCGCCTGTAATGCTGCCTTCATTTGCTCACGGGCTTCAACACTTGTCATCACATAGGCTGGGTAAGTGACAACCGATACATCGCCATCAGCAAGAGAAACCTCTGTGAGTGTGCGAGTGGTGCGGTCCTCGTTATATTTCTGACGAATCACGCGGAAAGCAAAGCTCATCTGATCAACATCGCCTCGCTCGACTAACTTGTAGAGGTCGCGGCCCTCTGAGGTATCTGCGATTTGTGCATCCATATACAGGCCACGGTCATCCTCAATTAGAGTCATCGTGCCATTCTTTGTGC